TTGAACGAATTTAGGTGTTTTTATTAATTCCACTACACCACTACACCTCTTCTCTCTTATTCTTTATGAAAAATAGATAGTATAATACACATCATGAAATTGAAAATATATAAAAGATAGGGGGGAAGCCCGTGTAGTGGAGTGGAATTTTGGGCGCAAAAAGGGCCACTGGCTGTCCAGTGACCCTGATGGCTTAACTTAGTGATAGAACTAGATGCGCCTGCCACCCTGGGCGACCTTACGCATGTGAAGGATAAGGTCACGGCCATGGAGTTCTCCTGGTGCTCCCGAGTTGCTTCCCTGGCCAGGTCTTCCGATAGCCTGCTTCTTAGGGGGTTCCTCGGTTACGGTCGGTGCTGCTGGTGCAGGGGCTGGTGCAGGCGTGTTCACTTCATGTGCGATGGCATGCAGTTCAATGAGCATGCTAACTGGGTCAGTGTTCGGCTTGAAGACCCTGCCGAACGTATCACGGTCTGCGAGTATCTTGTCGAGCACCTTGACGCCAGTGGTTCCATTCTGCAACAGGAAGGAACGCACAGGCGGCACACTGTCGAGAAGTTCGGGCAAGCCGTTCCTGGTTGCCTTGGCAAGGTTGGCCTTGAAGGTAGCTGTGTCCTTCTCGTCGGCAAAGGCCTCGGTGATGGCAGTCTGGAAGCTTTCCACGGCTTCCTGAGTGCGTTCCTTTTCCTCGTTTGCCGCTGCCTCTTCCTTGTCCTTGGCTGCCTTTTCCTCTGCTGCCTTGGCGTCACGTTCGGCAAGGCGCTTGTCAACGCCCTGCTGTGTCAAGTAGTCAATAAATTCGTCATCAGAGTCGAAATCGGAGCGCTTCTTCTGTTCCTTGGGCGCCTTCAATTCCTCGATGGACTTTTTGAGGTTCTCGATTTCGGCGTCACGGCTCTTCAAGGCTTCCTCGAACTTGCTCTCACGTTTTGCGAGCTGCTTCTTGAAGGCAAAGGCGGCCTTTTCTTCCTTGGTGAAACCAGAGAGGTCCTTGGGAGGCTTCGGGGTGTCGTCCTGCTTCGGCGGTTCTTCCTTGGGTGGCTCGTCCTGCTTGGGCGGTTCCTCTTTCGGCGGTTCCTCGACCTTGGGCGGCTCTTCCACCTTTGGCGGTTCATCGACCTTCGGGGCGTCCTCGACGGTCGTCTTCGGGGTTTCAACGGTTCTTTCTTCTGCAGCTTCACGCTGATGGATTTGGTCTAAATAGCCCATAGTGCTCTCCATTTTATTGGTTAATCGTGTTTCCGAACAAATCGGAAGTTTGTGAAATTTCGGTGAGGTCAACAAGGGTGCCCTTGCGTTTTAGGCGCCCCTTGCTTCGTAAGTACATCTTAACTGTGTTCATTACGCTGTTTTTGATGTAGACTAGGACGGCTTCTGGGTCCTTCGTGAGGTCGGCCTTGTCACTAGAAGTGATTGCCTTGATAAGCATTTCCCCGAAGAAGTCCTCGTCCATGGCCGTGTCCTTGATGAGCTTGCCTTGCGATACCATTGTAGCAATGGCCCATCGGGTCACGTTGTAGTACATGTTGCCAAGCTGTGTTTCCATTTCGAGTGTGAGCGACCCTTGGCGCCTAAGGATGAGCGCATCCCGAAATGCGGACGCCCATTCCGTCTTTACTGTAAAATTACGCATATATGCCATTGTTAAAGCTCTCCCTATTAAAATACATTATTAGTTTATAACTTTTAATCTCTCATCATAGAAAGAGCTTTCTCACGGTTTCTGGCCACGCTGGCCTTCTTGGCAATTTCAATCTTAGGGTCGTCACCGACATACCTGTCAACGTAAGTGAGGGCAGCAGCATCGCCAATGTCAGGCGACATCTTCAAGGCAGCCCTCAGGTCTTCCTTCTTCACCAGAAGCAGGCGTCCAGAATTATCCCTGAGCCACGTGGTAGCACACATCTGTCTTTTGAGCTCTGGTGCAAGTTCGAAGCCGTCCACGTAAAGCCCGTGCTTCACACCGTCGGCAAGTCCAAACCAGATGTATGCCCTCATGTTTGCATAGTCCTGACGATAGCCTTCTGGTGCGGCCTGTGCGAAATGTATCTGCTCGCAGGGGATTTCATACTTCAATGTGTTGTATTCGTAGTCCGAGAACGCTGCGTCCATGTAAAGGCGGTCGATAGGCAGTTCCTTGTTCGACTCACGGATGAGCTGGACGGCCCTTTCGTGGTCGATGCCGTTCAGTTTCCACATCTCGATGACCTCGTTGCCACGCCTCTTGAAGAATGCCGAGCTGTCACGTTCTACGCCTTCGCCAGCGTCAAAGCCAGCAATGACACGGGTATCTGTGGACTTGATGCCCGATGGCTGCGTGGGGAAGTCTTTGAGCTTGATGATTGCCGAGTTGCCCAAGTCCGTCGAAATGATACCGAGGATTTCCTGATTGTACATCTCTTCCGTCTTGATTTCGGAAAGGATAAGCTCCATTTCCTCTTCGGTGATGTGGATGTTGTCCGTGGACTTTGCCGAGATTATCTCCCAGTCGCACTTCGGGTCGCTCATGGTGATGTTCCACAGCGAACCCTGTCTTGGCGTTGTGGCGCCTACAATCCTAGTCTTGCAGCCAGCGTTACGCATACACGGGCCCCATGTCGCAAGGATGCTGGCTGGGGCAAGGAACTGTTCGTCAAGGATAATCAGGCCGACACGGGAATAACCACGGACGCTCTCGACAGCCTGGTAAAATCCAAACCACACATGGGCCTGTCCGAGCTCCAAAGACATGGGGCTTTCACGCCAAGTGATGAGGTCGTAGATTCCCCAGTCCATTGCGATGTTCTTGATTTCCGCAAAGAGCGTTTCGTGCAACTGGTCGTGCGTGGTTCCGCCGATGAGGACATTGCGTCCCCTGAGCAGGTAAAGAAGGGCAAGGGCCGCACACACGTAGCTCTTACCAGCGCCACGTCCGCAAATGAGGCAGCTCTTCCTCGCCTTGCTCAGTATTAGTTTACGTTGGTGGGGAAGTAGGCCGCTAAGGTCTATGTCGATTTCCCTACTCAATATCCAGGCCTTTTATGTTGATATTTACGTTGCCGTTCAGCTTGTTGTCGGACTTGATGTCGGCCTTGATTTTCTGCACGGCTTCCTCGGAAGCGGCGTAGTCGATGCCCACGAGATGCATGGCCTCGCTGACCACCTTCATGCCTTCAAGGTCGAGCCCTTTGAGGCTGTCGCCGAACAGCTTCTCGATGCCGTTGTCAATGGCGGCCTGCAACATCTTGGCACGCATTTCCCTACGCATGCGTTGCACGGCGGCACTTTTAAGGCCAGCTGCCCTGGCCTTCTCCTTGTCCTTCCATTGGCACTTGGTGCTCTCGTTCCAGCCTTCTGGCGCATGGGAGCGGGCTTCGGCAAGCTGGGCCTTCTCCTTGTCGCTCAATATGTGTCCCTTTTGACGTGGCATATCAGTAGCCTCCCCCGAAACGCTTGCCAAGGTCGTCGATGCTAGTCTTTATTTGCTGGCAAACGTCCAGAATCTTTTCCAAAAGGATATCCGTGTTGTACTTTATTTCTACGGTATTCTCTGGCGGCAACACAGCTACGCCAGCCGTTTCTTTCTTAGGTTGTGATTTCTTAGATGTCATAAATATGCCCTCTTTGTAAAATAATATGCTTTTTATTAACTAATTGAAAATAAAACGGCATATTATTGAGATTGAAGGGCTAGTGACCGACTAATCACTATCCTTTCGGTGAAACGGCACCCATACCGTAATTTGCGAATTTTATTCTCCTGCTGGACGCACAGTGGGCGTAGGCACCAAGGCCCAGTCAGCCATGGTAGTAAGTCTATTTCCCTGCATGGGAAGGTCCCATGCACGTCTCACAAAACATTTTCATTTTCAATTATTCAGGAGAATAATTATGCCAGAAATTAAGAATGGCTTCGTTAATGCGAAGCACGTTGAACACATCGCTGCCGTCGTTGCAGACAACATGCCGTACCTCGTCAAGTCCCGTTCGGGCCTTTCCCAGGACCAGCTAAAAGGGAAGAAATTTGGTACAACGTATAATTTATATATTAGCCCGTTGGCCACGGTTCGCAAGGGCGTGTGCGCTGAACCCGAAACCTTGAAGGAAGTCGAAACTCCTGTCCACACCGAAAACCAGCACATGGCTTTTGAACTCGGTGTTTGGGACAAGGATTGGAACATCGGCGACTTCGATAGCGAAATTGCTGTGCCGAACGGCCAGTCTCTCGCTGCTAACATCCAGAAGGACATCGTTGACTCTACCGTGTTCACCGCTGCCCAGGCTGTCGTTGGCACTCCGAGCTTCGCTACTTTGTCTGATGCTTCTGCAGCTTTGGACGAAATCTCCGTTGCTGGTAACCTCGTTTCCTTCATGAAGCCGACCATCCAAGGCAAAATTGCCGCTTCTGGACTTGCCACCTTCGTGACTGCCCAGACCCAGGCTGACCTGTATGGCAAGAACTATTTGGGCGAATACGCTGGCGCTTCTCAGGTCGAGTTGAAGGAACTTCCTGAAATCGTCACGCCGACTTCTGACGGCATGGCCGCTACCATTACCGCTACGGCTGATGACTCTGGCGACTACTTTGAGCCGATTACCGAAATCAGCGGTGCTGGCATTGTCAAGGGTCTCGCCTACACTGTCGAAGCTCTCGATTCCAACGGTGATTCTCTCGGCAATGTGAAGATTGTTGACCGTGCTGGTCTCGCAACTGACCAAGACTGGGTCGTGATTGCACAGACCAAGGCCAAGGGCGGCAAGGCCAAGATTCCGCAGCTCCGTATCGCTGTGCAGAAGGAAGACGCTGATGGCAACCTCTATGTTCCGAAGGGTGAATCCAACCCGAACGCATGGGTTGCTGGTGGCGTGTCTAGCTTCCGTCTGACTCCGATTCTGGAAGCTTCTACGAAGTACTCTATCGGTCAGGTGAGAACTGAAAATGCAGTCGTGTTCGACTCTTATAAGTTCCAAGACCTGCCAGGTTCTGAGAACTCCGTGAAGACCGTCGGCGGTGTCACGGTGAAGATGAGCAAGTGGGGCGACAACAACTGCCTCAACGAACTCGTCAGAATCGACGCCCCGTATGCAGCTGCTCTCCCGATTGCCCGTGACGCAGTGGTTGTGTACTACAAGAAGGCTTAATCACTAGCCATAAAGGCTCTCTCCAAAGGCCCCTATGATTTCATGGGGGCCTTTTCTGATACCTGAAGGCATAGCATATTTTTAAAGACGAAAGAGGTTTTAAAAATGATTTCGGTTAACCAATTGACACAGATGGCATGCGAGCTTTGCTCATTGGTGGAAGCAGGAGAATCCGTCAGGAATGGCTCGGCAGGCGACATGTCCGTCGTTTGCCTTAACTTGCTCAACAGCATGATTGCCGACTTGAACGCCAAGGACTACATATCCATGCAGAACGCCACCATTGACGTTCCGTGCAACCGTATTACTTGGTTCGTGGAAGGTGGCGACCCAGAGCGCAACGCAATCAACATGATGCCACCAGAGACAATCAACGACGTGGCCCGTTCTTTCGGCAACAGGTTCATCCCGTTGCAGCACGGTGACCCGCTTACAATCTCCATGCAGAACTGCATCGGCATTCCGCACAACTGGACGTATTCCAGAGAACTGGAAGACTACGAGATTGAGGGTGTTACCAGGCAGCGTCTTGTGGGCAAGCTGGAACTTGACGGTCGTGCTTCTGGCACTATCCGCATCTTCTACAACAAGCCGCTCCCGACGTACACGTTGCAGGATACGATTTACCTGAGCGACCTTTACAACAACATGTTGCTCCAAGGTCTCTGCTACAACCTGTGCATCTACTACAAGCTGGCCGACTACAAGCAGGCTTTCGAGATTGAGTTCGACAAGGCCAAGGCAGCCATCAAGAAGAAGAATTACAACTCACGCATGATGCAGCGTGACGGTGGACGCTTTGGCGATTACCGTGACCTGTATGCTGCGGCACTTGCACCGAATGCGATGTTCTAGGAGGGCAGATGGGTCTCAAAATCTACAATGACCTTATAGGCGCCACGAACAAGGGAAAGTTCCCTGCAATACAGGGTTCTTCTTGGAGCAGCAACATGTTCCCAGAGGAGAACGGTGGACAGAACTACATGGCATCCTTGCCAGGGTTGAAGCTTGAACGCTCCACTGGCATCAGGGGCCGTGTACAGGGTGTCTACGTCAGCTCGGTGGGTGAGACTGCGATAGGCGGAGCCCCCGAGATGTTCGCCGTGGTCAACGGAAGGGTGATGCGTTTCACTCCTGATGGACGCATGAGCGTCATCGGAAGTGTCAGCATGAACAATGCACGTGTTTCCTTTGCCGAGACAGGCGGTCTCCGTCCGTTCCTGTTGATTGCCGATGGACAGAACCTGTTTGCATGGAACCTTACCGAGTCCTACTGGTTGCAGATTCAGATGCCGCCAAGGGCTGTCGGTGAAGGGCAGGTGACTCCGAGTTTCGTACAGTGTGTTGACGGGTCAATCGTCATAAACGACGTGGGAACAAACTATTTTTATTTCTCCATAAGGTTCCCACTGAATACCGAGAAGCGCAAGGTGTTCGATATGAGCGGTGGCGAGGTACAGTATGAGCCTGACGGTGTCACCGTGAAGATGGTGGAACTGCCTAGTGAAAGCATCGTCTTCCTTGATTCTTATCAAGTGCCGCAATACCATTCAAGCTATTCCGCAGCGGACAACATTGATGCACTGGCCGCTGTCGGTGACATGTTGTACGTGTTCGGAAGTGGCACTGTCGAGGTATGGCAGCGTGGTTCTGGCGAGTACGAACAGTGGTTGAGAACAAGCTACACAGCGAACCTTTCGAACGGTATCGAGGCGCCTTTTAGCTTGGCAGTAAACAAGACTACGTTGTTCTACGTGGGTGCTGGCACGAGTTTCGCCAAGGGCGTCATGATGGCCAACGGTTCTACCTACGAGAAGATTAGTCCAGACTTCCTTGACAAGAAGCTGCTGGAAACTGGCTCTCAGAACGCATACGGTTTCTGCTATTCTGTAGGCGAGCATCAATTTTATGTCCTTCAACTTCCTGGAATCCACGAGACTTGGTGTTATGACATGTTCAGCAAGAGCTGGCACCAGAGACAGTCAAGGGACCGCCTAAACGGAGCTGAGATGCAGTGGCGAGTACAGGCCATCGCATGGTGGAAGGAGAAGTTCTATGCATTCTGTGGCGACTCGGGTGTCTATCTGCACGACGGCGACTACTGGAAGGAGGACAACGTTGAAGGAAAGGCGTGGCCTATGATTAGGCACCGCCAGGGTTCCGTCATCGTTGACGAGTTGAAGCCTTTCATTCTCCAAGAGGTTGCCGTTGAGATGAACGTTGGAACAGTGGACAGCTACGAGATAAAGCCAGAGCTTACCTTGGAAGTTTCCAAGGATGGCGGCGAGACGTTCGGCAACAAGCACAGCGTTTCATGTGGCCTCGCTGGAGAGTACAGCCACCGTGTGCGTTTCCACTTGGGTGGACGCAATCGCTTGTGCGTACTCAGGTTAACTTATTCGTTCCCTACCGACCTTGTTCTTAGCGCTGCAAGCATAAGGGCCGTAGGCACGGGGTGCATGATATGATTTATTCGGCAAACATCAACCGTGGTTCGTCACATGAGGCCATTGCTGGTCTCATGGCTGGCACGTGGGACGAATATGATTCCCGTGAGTGGCACGTTGTGAAGACCCCGATGTTCCTTTGCCTCACCGCTACGTTCAGTGATGCAGGGACATACCAGATGCCATTCAGGTTTGGCATGACTGTCATGGCCGACATTGCGTATGGCACTGGCGGAAGCGAGTCACGCATAGTGAAGCTCACGGACACAAGTTTAACTGTCACTAAGCCTTGCCTTGTTCGCATCCTTGCGTTCGGAAAGGCTTCGGACGCACAAAGATTATTTTAGTGGAGGAGGTTCCACGTGAAACAAAAGAATGACGATGAAAAGTTCAAGGAGCTCGTGAAGCGCATGAAGACGTTCAACGACCTGCTTGGTGATTATCTGGACTCGCTAGACATGGACGAAGGCGACGAAAAGGAAAAGGAGGAAAAATAAAATGGGTACTTACAGGGATGCAGTAAACCTTGCTAGCGACATGGATACCTTTGACGCTGTCACTGCTGGCCTAGGCCTAAACCCGATTGCCGCTGGTAACTTCGTGGGTGACCTTCTCGGGCTTGGCAACTCAAAGCAGGTGGATGCCGCACTGGCATCGTACGATGCTCTCATGGGCGAGGCACAGAACGTGTATGGTCAGAACATGGGTGACCTCGGAAAGTATGGCAGTCTGTTGCAGAGCACTTACGGCGAAGGCGCTGGAAAGTACAACGATGCGCTTAACCAGTATCTGAACAGCGATGTCTTCCAGGGACAGGAGTTCAACTATGGCGGCAACATCAACGACTTCTACGACAAGTTCGCCAACCAGCGTGCCCAGCAGGCAATGGATGCGCTCCGTGGAAGCTATGGCGACATGATGTCGTCCGAGTTCGCAAATGCCATGGCAGCAAAGCAGCAAGCGTTAAGTTCTGAAGAATGGGAAAAGGCTTACAACAAATTAATCCAGGATAGGCAACAGGCAATGGCCGAATGGCAGGCCAACCAGGATACTGGCTGGAAGAACTGGAATGCTATGCAAGACCGCTACAAGACTGCGGTTGACGCATATGGCCGTGACCGTGACGCTCTATTGAGTGGCCAGGGCGACGTTCTGAGCAACACAATCAGTGCAAGGAACGCAAACTTGTCTACACTGAGCGACCTCACGCAGGCAAAGGCAAATGCGGAGTTGCAGCGCCAGAGCGGCAATGCTGCACTCCTAGGTTTCGCAGGCGACATCATCGGTGCAATTCTCTAAGGGGGTGACACATGGCATTGAACATTAATTGGCAGGGCCCGCAAGCTCACAACCTTGACGTTACCTCGGCCATGCAGGGGAACAGGGAGATGTTCTCCAAGGCTGGCCAGGGCATCGGAACGTTCATCAAGAACTACCGCAAGTACAAGGCTGACCAGGAGATGAAGGGCCTCATCGAAGAATACAAGACTGGCCGTGGCACACGTGAGAAACGCATGCAGGAAATCCTTGCCGAAATCAAGCAGCTCGAAGTCGAGAATGCGAAGATTAGGGAAGAGTATGACAGCATGGGCGCCCAAGGTGCAGGCGAAGCTGTTGGAATGGCATTCAACTGGAGGCAGTAAGGTATGGCAAAGAAGCCTGGATTCGAGGACTGGCTACGGGCAGCGATTGCCCTGTTCGGCTCTGGCGCTTCTGCGGCTGGCGGTGTCGGGGCTATGACGCTCCTGAGCGGAGTAGGTGGTGGCCCTTCTGTTGAAGACGGTAGCGACAAGGCTGAGAGTCTTGGCCATAACTTCAACTATGACCTGAACTACATTCCTGGGCCTGCCCAGATGAACCGCATGTTGATGCAGCAGACTGCTGACGAGTATGCTCCTAGGCAGACCATTCTCGAACACGTGAACGCATTGCGTCGTTATGTTCGCCCAGGCATGAACCCTGCACAGATGAAGGAAGCGCTTAGGCGTGGCAAGGAATACGAGCAGAGCCTGCCCCAATGGTGGGACGATGACCGTCCGAGGAAGAACTTTACTCCCTCGTCTTCTGCTGTGTCTGGCATCAGGATTACACCTGATAACAGGATTCAGATTAGGTTCGGCAAGGGCTCGAAGTGGTATTCCTATCGTGGCGGTGCAACCCCAGGTGATGCCGCTAAGGAAGTACAGAAGCTCATCGGAACGAACGGGCAGAGTATTGGTCAGGCACTTGCCAGAAAAGGATTGAAGAATGGTTTCGGCAAGTGGGCAGACGAACATTACTTGCCAGGGTATTAGTATGTCGATGTTACGTTATGATGACAAGTGTGACGTATGCAAGTTAATGGCATCATGGCTGACCGCCCATGGTGTCAACTGCGTTGCACTGGAAGGCGCCAGCGAGGTGCCTGTTTATTGCGATGACGGCGGAAAGGTTCACTATGGGGACCGTGCCGTAGAAATGGTTATCAGGGACTATCCAGGCGTGTTGCCGTGCGTTCCTGCGTTCGCCAAGGAACCCGTGGCGAAGTTTGTGTATCAGCTGGCGAGGGTTGCCAGGGCTGCTTGTCCTAGGTGCCGTTCTCGGCGTATTTTTAATCAGAAAGAGGAATAAGTATGAATTACGTTGATAGATTTAGGGCGAATCTTGCCGATGGCACCTTTGACCCAAAGAATGCGACCCCGCAGGATATAAAGACTGCTCAGCTTCTTGTTGGTACGACTCCTGATGGCATTTGGGGGAACAAATCAGCAGCTGCTCTTGACACATTTAAGTCAAACTATAACGGGCCGATGAAATTCCGTTGGCAAGGCATGACTGGCAATGAAGCTGCTCAGGCTTATTCTGCCTATGATACAAAGCAAATTGATGTTGAGTATCGTCAGGAAGAGCTAATGGCAAAGTTCAAGGAGAACGAGGACAAGATTGCCCAGTTGAAACAGGAATACAAGCAGCTTCAAGATGAAGGTGCGATGGCAACCGAGAACCTCGAACGTGACATCGCTGCTAACCGTGCTGGCATTGGCGATTCCAGCCAGTACAATGCATGGCGTTCCCGTGTCGAGTCCAGGCAGGCACAGGACAAGGCAAGGCAGGCAGACAACGAATCTTCCGTCAGGACTGCAAAGAGCAAGCTCAACAACGCATTGCGTGACCTTTCCTACGCCCGTGGCGACAAGGAGACGGCAGTGGCAAAGCAGATGTACGAAGATGCGTTGGCCGAGTACAACGAGAAGGCACGTAAGGCTGGCATGCCCGAGGAAAAGCCGAGCAACTTGGCCAACCAAAAGACTGTCACCATGTTCGACACGAAGGACTTCATACGCCAGCACAGGGACAGCAAGGGCCACTGGGATAGTGAGGAGAACCA